GCCTCCTCGCTACGACGGCCAGGCGTCGTAGGACCAGCGCTTAATGCGCCGGTCCCCACCCAAGTTTGGTGCGGATCGACTTGGGGCGACCAGAACGCTCTAAGTGATCGACAGAGATGGACGGCAAACCATCTCCCTCACGGAGAGTGAGGAGCGTCAAACACTTGAGTAAGGCGCCCGGGCCATCCAGAATGTCTTCTGGAGCCCGTCCCGTCACTTTTAAGCCCCTTACCACAGGGACTTGGTAGTGCGGGTGCAGTCGTCTAACAGGGACACCCCAAAGGGTCTCTGTCAGAAAACTGTGACGCCCTAGCACCGGGGATTTCTCGCTTACTACCGGAAGAGGGATTAGTTCTTCCAGGTAGGTATCGAGAAACCTAGCAGCTCTCCAGAGCCCAGCTTTATAAAGCTGGTTCCTCATGGATACTGTGCTAACAATCCCCGAAGCGTCCTTCCGTGAGGTAGGTAGTAACGATCTCATGCGCGTTATAGAAACGTCATGACCATCGTAATACTCCTTACCACAAGACTCCCGGAATTTGCCGTTCCAGAAGCTCTTGTCTCGGTTAACTCGAAACCCAAAAGTTTCGAGCATCGAGACCACGGAATGCACGTAGTCTGTGGGGACGATAATATCGTCTCCATAGACGCGCACCGACCCCGCAAAAGACTCAATGTCTCTGCGGGTCAGCGGGCGGTTAAGCTCTCGTTCGATCCCTAGGAAGATAATCGTCAAAAAGACGATACTTTCGAAGGGAAAGGTGAGAGCTGAACCCATAGACGCGAACTTGGCCAATCGGATCACTCCGTGGCCGGGTACGTCAGCCTTTCGTGACCTGCATGAGTCAACCCCACCAGCCAGGTTGGGGAAATTCTCAAGAAGGGCACGTACATGCTGATTGGAGACTCTATCCGATGCTTCGCTCAAATCGAGCGTAGCGAGGTTACCGTTTTCGGAACCGTCGAGTGCCATACGCTGGTTAGGCGTCTGGTCATCCCATCGGATAAACTTCCCAGGAAAATTGTTCCTGAAAAGTTCACGCTCAAAGCTACCGAGGATACCCTGCTGTATGAACATCATACAAGCAGGCTCGATGGCAATGATGCGAGGAGACTTCAACGTCTTAGGTACAGTAACGACCCTTACGGGGCGTTCCTGACCGGGTTCGAGGATTTGTACAGTGGTCAGCCACTCGTTAGAGCGGCTCACACTCGTGGTAAGGTATTCCCAGTGAGGGAAGTACCTATCGAGGCGCTGGGTCCATTCCGTCATGATCCACTTAGCATTGCTGCTAAGTTTCTCAGCGGTGGCCCCAGGACCATGCTTTGGGACGATACGGCCGTAGAAGATATCCTCGTCTACGGCCTGGAACGTATCACTCCAAAGCAGGCGGCCGATCCTCTTAAAACAGTCCAAGTCCCTTGGACTGAGGGAGGCATCGGCAGCCCTGACATCCTTCTCACACTGCATGTAGCCATCTATCGCGTCTCGAATGCGCCATTCGGCACAGTCGAGACCAATCTTTGCGAACATCAGGCAGATTTGTCTGATAGCAAAGATGGCTGGGATAGATGGGTCACGCAGTAACCGACCCGTTTTCCGGTCAAACACGAGCTCAAGGAAACCTCCGAAAAGTCGGGGGAGACCGCTTGTCCACCTAAACCCAGTGAACAAGTCGTGAGCTACGTACCCACGGTCGAGGCCTTTTTCGAGGCTCTTACCGAAGGTAGGTAAGGATATCGTCAAAAACGATATCCCTTCGTGCTTGACACGCAACTCGATCTCTTTTAGATCGAGTCGGGTGCTAGTGCCGCACAGATTCCCGAGATCATCGAGAATCTCCTGCAAGAACAGCATCAGGCTTTTCATGGTTCCTCTACTGATGTAGGGGTATGCCATCCTTAGCCATGATGCGCAGACCCTCCTGGTAATCAGCCAGGCGACCTACCATTCTCCTTGCCAGGAGGAATGGCATCTTCTACAGTCTTTGGATCCTCGTTATTAGAGAAAGCTCTAATAACATGAACCAAGACCTTTATCAGCGTAATAGTACGCCAATAACGGTCAAAGATCTGTAGAAATAGGTCGGTCAGTTTTCGCCACCCATCAACTGGGTGAGCTTGGCGTTAGTCGTGGCGGTCAGCCAGGTCATTAGACCAGCTGTATTCGTCACGATGTCCGCTGTCGTGTACCCCACACTCGGGACGTCGACAACAACATAGGCACTCATAGAGTACTTGTTGTTGACGGTCGACTCGAAGGGGTCCGCGGCAACCTTAGAAAGGTCAAGCCGGGCGATGCGCCGAATCCTATTCCCGTAGGAATGGGAAACGGAGAGTCGGTTGAGACCATCAGAGGACTGGAAAGTCCCCTTGTTCTCACCGGCACTGATTCTCGGAAGAGAAACCACACCGCCAACGATAGTTACTGACTGTGGATCTGCGAATGACATGGCACTGTCCTTGACTTTGAGGGACCGCCACCTGGATGGTGACGGCTGCGACCACTACGTTTTCAAGGTAGTGAATCGCGGGCTCCGACCCTAATCGGTTCGGAGTGACTTCGGACTCCTGGTCATGCCAAGAGCCGCAAGGATAGACCACTGACGGGCTGTAAACCCGTTAGGATCTATCCCGAAGCCGTAGGGAGTCGCCCTGAACCGTTCCTTACGTTGTGAAACGTAAGTAACTGAGGGGCTCATGAATGTCGTTTTACCCTTTTGGGTTACTGGGACATTCGTGAACGAGATCGTATTCCTGTAGGTCGTAGTGACCATCAGGTACCCGTATCTCACGACTAGGCCATCGGTATGGAGAGCAGAATAGGTCGTTAACATCCGACCCATATGTAGCTTCCAATCCAATAGCCAGGACCATGGTGCGAGTTCCCAAAGGAGAGCTGGAGTTAACTCCAGACCAAGAAGGTGATTAGCCTTCCGTTCCCACTCATCTAACCGACTGAAGAAAGAATCTCCAGAAGGTAGAAAATATGAGTAGGCTCCTTTGAAATAGATCCGACGCTCTTGCGTTCGGACCACCTCGCAGCGTCCAGTCACACTACTCCCTTGAGACGTGCAGTAGTTAGTGATCGGGGTATTTGGCCCCGCCCACCAACCGTCGCCGTCACTGGACGCGTGTCCAGTCGGAAAGTGAAGTTTCTTCTGCCCACTACTGTTAGTGAGAGAAGATATCACAGTCCGTTCAAGGGGGAAGTGATAGCTTCGTCTGACCATACGGCCAGAGTCCCTCTGGTACTGCTTCAAAATGCTAGATGCATTAAGAAGCGCGTGCAAGGTTGACCGAAAATCTGCTATGAAGGGCAGATAATCGAATTGCACACCGAGATGTCCATGAGATAAGTTTCTCAAGAACGACTCACCGGTATGCAAGATTGACCAAGGAACCTTGGGCAATCCATCCTTGAGGGTTTCAAAGAAACCCACGCCAAAGGACGAAGCAGGGTTAGTGGGAGCAGTGGCCGAAATGGCCCAGCTACCGTACTTCCCAACATTCGTGTTACCGAATGCGGGAGGATCGATCCACCTCTGACCCGTAGGGACACTAATAGTGTCCTCGGGAATGAGGGGCCCACTGTAGGTCACACCTGAGGAAGTCGACAAATCAACTTTTGGGTGAGATAACTCAACCCAATGCCGAATTGTCGAAAAGGTGTGACCCGTGTCATAAGTCGAGGAAACACTGGAGCCGGAATCGTCATCCATGGACTGGATGAAGCCGAACTCTCCAGCTAGAATGGTTGGCTCTCGGTCGAGAGCCTCAGCCAATCTATTGTCCTCATTTGACACATACCCCCTACCAGTTCTCCAACTGGTAGTAGACTGGGTTGGCAAAGCTATTACATCACTCGGACTGACGCCATAATGGCTGTCAACGGTTTTAAAGACAGGCCATCTAGCACCATTACTGGTGTAGATGAACATGCCTTTATTCCGTAGATTAAACTCTGTCCGAGAGGATGTAAAGTAGCCTCCCATGGTACCTCCCTACACTCTGTGAACCTTGCGAATCAGAACAGAGGCATACTCCGGTTTTCCAGGCCGGTGGCATGCTTGCTCTGAAACATGTTGCAAGGGGAACAGCCGCCTCAAATACGGCAGGGGCACTTGCAGAGCACAAGCACCCGGGGGCCCCGAAAGGGGCC